ATAAGTCATTAAACATGACACTCATTGGTACTTCGTTATCTGGATAAAATTTAGGATTGTAACTCCAATTACCACTAATTGATTGATCAAAGTATTTTTGCATTGCTGAAACAATACGGATATAACCTTCGTTAACACCTTCGTCCCATAAAAAGCTATAATGATTTTTAAGTTTATTATACTGAGGTACAATTTGCTTTAATGGACCTTTTTTACTTTTCTTAGTATTCATATATGCCCTAGGAGGTTCGATACCATTAGTTTCATTGCTAACAACAGACGAACTCTCTGACGGCATTTGTGCAGATAATGTGCTATGACGCATTCCATGTTTAGCTACCTTAAATCGTAACTCTTCCCAATCGTACTGCAAATCTTTTCCTAGGAATTCGTCAACATCTGTTTTGTAAGTATCAATTGGTAATATACCTCTTGAATATTTTGTATCATCGTATGCAGAGCAAGGTCCTTGCTCTTTTGCTAAGTCAACACTTGCTAAAATTAAATAATATTGGAATGCTTCAGACAATCTATTGACTTCTTTTGCTGATTCAACATCATTATAATGTAACTCACGTTTTGCTAGGTAATGTGCAAGCCCTATGTATCCTACTCCTAAACTACGTCTAGATTTAGTTGACAATTCTGCGGCTTTAACTGGATAACGTTGATAATCAATAATCTGATCTAATGCTCGGACTGCAAGATCACATAGATTCTTTAAGTCATCTAAATTTCGCAAGGTGCCAACATTGATAGCACTAAGAATGCATAAAGCTATCTCTCCCGATGCATCATCTAACCCTTGTATTGGTGTAGTTGGCAATGTAATTTCTTGGCAAAGATTACTCATTCGAATCATAGGATCAAAACTACTATGACTATTACAATGATCAATATTCATAATATAGATACGTCCTGTTTCAGCACGTTCTTTTAATATATCGCCAAATAATTCTGTTGCCGGTACTTCAATGCGATCAATTGAGCTATCATTCTCGTAACTAGTATATAAATTATCAAACTTATCATTATCTCCAAATGCTTCATACAACCCAGGAACTTCATGAGGTGAAAAAAGGCTAATCTTAGTACCACTAATTAACCTTTCGTAGAATAGTTTGCTTATTTGAATTGAATAATCTAGTTTACGGACACGATTATCTTCTGTCCCTTTATTGTTTTTTAAAACAATGATATCTTGGATTTCTTTGTGCCATATTGGAAAATGCACTGTAGCACTACCACCACGAACACCATTTTGTGTGCATGAACGCACAACTGATTCGTAAACTTTTAAGAAAGGAACTACTCCAGTATGTGCTACCTCACCACCACGAATTTTTGATCCAATGCTACGAATGCGTCCTAAGTTAAGTCCTATTCCAGCACGTTGAGCAATATAATATCCAACTGCTGAAGAACTATTAAAAATTGATGGCAATGTATCATCTACGTCAACTAAGACGCAGGAAGCAAATTGTCTAATAGGAGTACGAACACCTGACATTATTGGTGTAGGAATATTAATTTTAAATGTAGATATTGCATCATAGTAACGACGGATATATCCAATCCTTGTTTCTGCTGGATAAGTTGAAAAGATAGTTGCAGAAATTAACATATACATATATTGAGGAGTTTCGTAAATATGACCCGTGCTCCTGTCTTGGACAAGATATTTGTCCGCTACTTGACGCATGCCAGCATATGTAAAATCTAAATCACGTTGATGATTAATATACGAATCTAATTGATTCCAGTCATCTTTTGTATATAGTTCTAATAATTCTGGATCATATACTCCTTGCTCAACATTTTTTACAACTATATCATATAACGGAGAGTAATCAAATTTTCCAAATACATCTTTACGCAGTCCGTATAATAGTAGTCGGGCGGCGACAAACTGATAATTTGGATTATCCAAACTAATCAAATCACTTGCACTTCGAACTAAAATTTCCTGAATGTCTGCTGTATTAATACCGTTTGTAAACTGTAAATCTGCATTCATTTCTACTTGTGAAACACTAACACCAGCTAATCCTTCGCATGCTTCTTCGACCATCTTATGTATCTTGTTAATATCAAGAGATTCTATCTTTCCGTCTCGTTTTACTACATTTACTCCGGTGCTATTCATCTATTTCATTTCCTTTAAATCGTCTATTGCTTATATTTATTTCGTTCTCATCATGCCATACAGTTATACTTTATCCACGGTATATACATCAGTAGGCTGGTAAATTCTTATAAGATCATACTGGGATTCTGATACATAACATGCATCACCCTCATAGTAATTTAACAGTTTTTCTTGGGCAGTTCTTACCAGAAGTGTTGTATCATCTTCAATTTTAGCAAGAATTAACTCCGATTGTATCTCCAATAATGTTAGTGTATAGTACATTCCTAATCCGCGTGCCGGACTACAAAAACTATTAAAAATAATCAATTCCCAGGGTGTGGGCCACGTGTCTTCACGCCATACATCTATGGTATTGCCTGCCATAGGAACCATTTTCCACCAATATGCTATAGTTTTGTAAATCTCATCTTCAGGGAGTGTCTGTAAATTGTTTCTCCAGTCTCTCCATTTAAGCATTCTAGTATGTTTATCTGATTCCCAAAACTCTAAATCATATTGCATTTGATTCTACCTGTTGCATATTTATACGTTATAGAAAGTTTCAACACGTTGAAGCCATTTATCAGTATAATTTTTAAAATCGTTACCTTCAATAATATATGTCTTATACTTGTCATCTCTTGTAGTCATAAACAGTACACCTTTTTTAATATCAGTTTGATATAACTCATTATGGGCCAATGCATAAGCACATGTCTGAATGAAATAATCTTCCATCCATTCAGGCTTCTTTAGTGCCTTAGACGTCTTGTGGTCCATAATAGCAGGAGTTCCTTTATGCGTACCAACTAAGTCTGTAGTGCCAGCATACAAGCCTGGAAAATATAGTTGCACTTCCATACCCCATACTTCTGTTACATCTGGTAGGCCTTCATTAATAATACGATCTGACATCCGTGTGGCCATCTCATGTACAAGATTATTGCCCTTAGGACGATCTTTGCCAAGTAGATAGTTTTCAACATGGGTATGTACTAATGTGCCCAAGCCAGACGATTCTTTAGATACTCTGTTTGCTTCTGCATCACCTACACGTTTACGCCAGGCAATAAGTCCGCTTTTATCGCTAGTCTTAGACAGGATTGTTGTAACACTAGGCACTTTATCGCCACCAGGTGTTTCATACAAACGTTGTACTCCGTCTATCCTAGATAGTTTTTTGTAATTATATATTGGATTATGGTTTATCATCTGTTAAGTATAACAGAGATTTAATCAATAGTCAAGAAGAATCTACCAGGCAATACGCCATTTAAAGGTAGTTGTTGTTGCATTATTGGTTACCGGATCTATGGTATAACCAAGATCCGTAAAGTACTTAATTACCTTATCAATTTGTAAGGACTTTTGTCTATCATCTCTAGTGCCTACCAAGGTATCATAGTATTCAGATGCTAGAATAAAATTTGTATCAACTGCATTGGCGGCCATTGAGGTTGTTGTAATTACTTCTACCTCAACTGCTCCAGAACCAGTAGCTGTAATAACAGCAAGTTCTAAGTCTCGAACTTCATTCAAAATTACCAGGTCTTGTAAAGATTGAGATCTTGCTTCTGATGCTGTATAAAATATTCTACTCATATTCCTAAATCTGCCTTTGCTGTTGATAATGCCATATCGTCAACTTTCTCTTCGTTGTCTTCTGCATCACCAGGATCACTTACCATCGTAGTTAAGATAATATCTGTGTCACTTACATCTGAAACTAAATCAGGGTTTCTATTCTTTAATGTAGTAATATAATTCCTAATTCCAGTTTCTTGCCCATTAGCCTGAAATCCTAACTTAGATAACATGCCAACAAGTTCTTCCATTGGTAGCGAGTCATTACCATCCAATGATGCTCTAATCAAGAACATCTTAATTGCACTAGCAAAGTCAGCATCAATCGATGTTATTTCACTCAAGTTCACTCTTTAGTTCCCTACCAAGTGGCTCTTCTTCTGGTCCTGACATTGCAGGCGTAACTGCCTCTACGTCATCGCCTAATTCTGGTTCCATACCAGGATCTGCTACTGGAGCAGACATAGGATCTTTTAACTGACTAATTGCGGCATCAATACCATCTTTAGTTGTAGTAAGGACATCCATTGCCGATTGCAATGAAGATCTAATAGCAGTTCCGAATTGTTCACCGGCGCCATCTCCAAATTTTGATTTGATTTGATCAACTAAAGTAATTAAATCGCTTCCAAGCATATCAGCTGAATCTTCAATCATATCTTGAAATTCTTTGCTCATGCCTGTTGCCGCTATAATAATTTCTGCTTGCTCGATATCATCATCACCAAATTCAGCTTCGACAATAACCTCTGCATCTACATTAGCCATATCTTCATAGACTGCCTTATGTAAAACTGCACGAGTGTATTCTGCTCCGCCTTTACTTGCTAAAGTATCAAGTTCTTTCTGAATATCACCTAAGTGATCTCGTAATGATGAACCACTTACTGATTCTTCAATTACAATACTTTGTTTTAACAATGCTTCGCGAGCCGCTTCGGCTGGAGCAGTGTTATTTGAAATGTCATTAAACTTCATGGTAACCTCCTGGTAATTGTTTATCATTTATTTAGCCTTATAAGACTATATAACTATCTTCGTTTTCTTGTTGTCTTACGCCCAATACTTGGTCTATTAGGATTACGATGACCTTTTTGCCTATTCAACCTTGCAACCCTGCGTGATACTGGATTATAACGTTTTGTTCTCATTTGCTTGATTTTCATTCTGGCTTTGAAACGTTGTTTTGCACGTTTAAAGATATAACGTTTTTTAATATTAATGCGTTTGTTACAGGCGCCAATAGTACTGACAATACGGCCGCGGCGTTTTCCGGTAGTACAACGTATTTTGCGTTTTACCTTGTTACCAGACCTGGCCCATACTATTCGTGATTCTACTAAGACTTCCATATAACCTCCATTACTAGTTATTAATAATTATATAACCTAGCATACCTATTAAAGCAACAATTACCGTTCCGGAAGTTGTTACCATTGTATTAAATCGTTTATTGGTGGATTGGTGGATTAAATCTTTAAGATCATTAAAATTTGAGTCTGCTTTTACTTTAAATTCAGAGAAATCTTTGTGAAGATGTTCTAGTCTGTTTTCCATACCAGTGAATTTCTCTTCTAGGCGATTATACCGACTTGCACATAATTCTACATGCAAATTAAGATCTGCCGCTTCACCTTGTACTACTTTTATCTTTTTTTCCATTATATAATATGTTCTTTACTGAGTGCGTGTGTAACGGTGACTTGCTTGCTCTTGAAGTAGTCCGCTATGTTCCGTAAAGTGCCAATATGAGCCATTATAAGTTTTTGTGAGCTATTGTTATACCAACGTATTTACCATTTTATAGAGATTCATGGCAGACAAAAAACAAGTTTGTGTTAACTCCTCTTGTATAAATCTTCTTACCTACTGTTGCTGTTTCTTGCAATCCAGTTAATAATTGTAATCCATGTGCTTCTTGATTTAATGTATCTTCAGTCATTATACCCTTTTTATCAACAATCCATTTATACGCCCATACGTTATGGTTGCCTGTATGTTTACTACCAAATAATCCGTTAGTAACATCTTGATTAATAATCATTTCAACTCCAGCAAGTATAGGCTGAGAACGAGAAGAAGCAATAGCCATTATCTTCTCTAAATTTTCAGATGCACTAGTACCGTCATTACTAATATCAAACAGCGTCCAACAAGAATAGAATTCTGGGTCTCCACCAAAGTGTGACCCAGGAATACTCCAGGAGCGTTTCTTTTCAACTGTTTCCATTATTAATTACCTAAGTTTACCTAGTGCTTTTGCGGCCGCATAACCTATAAATCCAGCTCCACCAACTTTTGCAATGCTTGATATAAAATTATCTGAACTACTAGTGCCATGAATTGCATTGGCTGGACCTATTGCTTTAACTTCTGCATTATCTTTTGTCTTCTGTTCCCAGGATTTATGTTGTACAAATGTACTAAGTGTTCCAAACAAATCGCTACGTCTGCCACGTGTTCTATAATACTGTAAAAGCCTAGTTACACATGTCTGCTTTTGGAAAGTTGTTAAATGTTCCCAATCAGTTATTAATCTGCGTAAACTTTTATAGTTACTAACTTGTATATTCATTTGACTTTCTAATTTATATAAGAGCCGTGTAGCTGTAATTCTGTCTAATCTTCCTGATCCAATTCCTCGTAAGAAATCTTTAACATACTTCTCATTCATATGAAGTCTTACTCTCAAAGAAGCATTTTGTTCAGGTGCTTTAAGTCTATCACCTTCTTTAGTATCTCTATAAATTGAGATATGTAATGCTTGATATAAGTCAGTTGAACTAACTCGGCTCTGACTAAAGTTGCCATATACCATTGTTCGACTTGCATAGTTTTGTGCAAACGGTGCAGTCTCAAACTCTTGTGCTAACATATATAATGTAACCATATTTAAAAATGCGGCGTCAACAGTATCTCGTAATGTCAATGCAGTTAGGTAATTGTTACGAAACATTTTACTTTCATTACAGTTATCCTTGATAAATGAAAACATTTCAGGTTCTACTGATTCAGAAAATTTAGTAACTCCATATCTGCTGTATTTGTTACCATCAGATCCAAGTAATTTATTACCTAAGATGCCTACAACTGTTAACTTCTTTGACGAATCGTCATCGTCACCGATAAGAAACTTATCGCCTACCTTCCAAATGTCGTACGTTTTTTCATCAATAACGTCTGTCATATTCTCTAGTCCTTTTTCATAAAAGATGGGCGATTAACAAATTTAATCTTACCATGTGGTGTAGCAGACACAAAGCCTTCGTGACCTCTATCAGTTTTAATCCCAGTTACATGAGTATCTAACTGGTCTTTAATAGTGTGCTTTATATTACTTAGTGCAGACACAATTCGCCATGACATCTCAAAAGGTGCTTTAAACTGTTGCAAGTGTGCTAACACGTTTTTCTTTTTATTATCTGTTAATCCTGCTGGACCTTCTAGCCATTTAATAAAATCATTTGCTAACGCTGGGGCAGAACCAATATCTTCACCTGACCTTGCTTTAAAGTTTACAAACTTTTTAAATAGTTCTGGTAAGTTTGCTATTTTAAGACTTCCCATTGCAAATGGATCTAACATATCATCAATTAGTTGTGCTGGTCCGCTTTTAATTAAGTTCCTCAAAGATTCTACTTCTGCCATTGGTAGTTTAATTTCAGTATCTGTTGGTATATTTGTCTCTGGACCAAAGATTACTAACTTAGGACTTTGCTTTAATCCTAATGTAGTAGGCGTTGCAGGTGATGGTTCTCCGTCTGCGGCACTAGCTGAGTTAACTGAATCAAAAACGCTATGTACTGCAATACCGCAAGCACTCTTCGCAATCAATGCACCTATTGGATTATCTTTATCAATAGTATATTTAATTTTACTTGGGCCAAATGTAACATCTTCATCTGTATGTAAGATATCATCTGAACTCATATAAAGCAAATCTCCTTGAATCATTTGTCCTATCAAACTTTTTGGGGTTGCTTTTTTAAGAAGTTCGTATATGCTTGCAAATTTGTTTGCATAATATTGTCTACCTTCTTGATCTGGCTTTCTGTTATAAATCATAGCCTGTACTTCTTTAGAACTAGTAGGCTTACCATCATATTTTGTTGCACCTATGCCAGCTTTGTCTGTTACAATAAATGAATTCTTATCTACCCAACCAAATATTACTGCTGGACTTCCGTCCCATTTAATTGAAGTTGTATCTCCGTGATTCTGTGAAGCATGTACCATTGCATCGAGAGCTCGCATTGCACCCTGCGTTCCGTTATCATCAAAGATAATATCTTCTGGATGGTCAATTCTTGCTTTAGCTTCAATTAGCACCGGCTTTGTATTATTAACTACCTCTGTTATCTTCATTTTATATTCTCCGGATTAATTTCAGCTTTAAATTCTTCTTGTTCTTTAGGAGAAAGTTTATTAAACTCGTCCCATAAGTTGCTTGTTGCCTGTCTAGTTGCTGGAGGTAATGAAGCAAGATCTAGTTCGTATTGTCCGTCTTTCATCTGCGGAGTTTTACGAAGTTTAAGTTCCTTTGCATCTTTTTCACCTGGATTAGCCTCGTCAGGTTCTGGAATAGCTAAGTCTTTGAACGCAGATGCAATAACATCTGGCTGTACTTTATTCTTTGCTAATAAGCGAGCTATTACTTCACTATCTGTTGGACTACCAGCAGTTTTCCATGCTTTTTTAAGGATGTCTGCTGTAACAACATTCATTGTATTACCAACAACAGTCTTTGTTTTATCTACAACTGGTTTAGCGGCCTGTTTTACTTTGTCAATTGCCTTCTTTTTAATATTATCCCATACAGGGCCTTCACCTAAGAATTCAATATTTGGATTTGAGTTATAATATTCTACTGTATCAAATAATCTTCCAATTTTTCTTTCTGTTAATGCAATTCCATTATTAGTATACGATTGAAATAGCTCTTGTTGATCTTCACCTCTATCATCACTAACACTCTTACCAGCAACTGCTCCTCCTGCTGTTGCGGCTAATGCTGTTTGAATTGCTGTAATAGCTTGGTATGTTGCATCATTCTGCAATGCAATATCTTTGGCCGCATTAGTGAACTTTGCCATCTCAGTGGCATATTCTGCAGTGTTAACACTCTTAGCTAATTCTGCAAGTGAATCAAACGCAAATGGATCTCCCTTTGCAATGTCTGCTACTAACTGCATTGCTAAATCTGCATCTTTTGGAAGTACTGTTAAGTTTTCAAAATTCATCGACCTTGTCCATTCAAATCCAGGTGACTGAATTGACTTTGACGCTTCAAAGCTAATTCTATCTAACCCTTCAAAAGGTACAATCTCTGCTTGCATGCCTGAAAGCCAATCCCCAACTACATTTACTAAGCCTGCCGCTAGTCCGGAAATAACACCTGTCTTTAAACCTTTGCCAATTGCAGTAGATAGCTTCTCCCCTTTTAAAACTTCAACTGAACCTTTTAACAGTGCCGCCGCAACACCAATACCAATAACACTTCCACCTGTGCCAACTCCGACAAGTGCCGTCATTACACCAACAGCAAATGCAGTTTTACCTGGATTCATTTTAGCATATTTGCCTAGGCTTTCAATACCTGAAGTAATTCTACTATCTTCACCAAGTTTGGCTTTAATATCTGTTTTTAGTTTCTCGAATTTAGCATCAAAATTTTGTACCGGTTCTGTATCTTGAATTAGTTTGCCAATTTTAGTTAAATATTCATTAGCAACTTTTACGGTATCTACTACTGCATCTTTTGTTTTACCTACTCCAGATCTATTATTTCCTGTTTCATCTGATAGCTTTTGTACTAACGGAAATAAATTGTTAAGTTGGTCCTGCCTTAGATCGACTTCAAGTAAATCGTCCCAGGCTGTTACTACCCCTTCAACAACTACACGTTGTTCTTTAGTTAGATCAAAACACACACTTTCTAACAATGCTGTTCGTTTATTTAAATTTGTTATTTTCATTTGTTAAACAGTGCCTTTACTAGTGCCGTTTGCCCATCCGGATCTAAGGAATCGTAACCTTGTTTTACTTTCATCCAATTAGGATCTGTTGCTTTAAGCAACGAATCTTGTGTTCCTCCACCTGCGTCTGAATCTGGTTTGGTTGCAGTTTGATTAGGTGTTGGTTTAGTAGCTCCTTTTGGTATATTAAGAGATTTAATATAACCTATAGATTTTTTAATCCAATCAAGCAATACTTTTGTCATTGAATATTCTACATCATCAGCTTCATTTTGAGTCTTTTCAATGAGTGCTAACTTTAACCATTGCTTTGTAATTTCATCAAAATCATTTTTAAATTTTTCCATTGCAGTTGTAACATCTGGATTTTTTTGAATCTCTACAGCATCCTGTGCATCAAGGTGGCTAAAGAACGAAGTATTCCAGTCATTTGCATCAAATATTGGATCTGGAGAATTAACTGCGGCTGTTAGTGTAGCAAGATCTGCATTTAAATATTTTGCTTTAATTTTAATTCCATAATCAACAATAAACATTTCTTGTTTTGCTGGATACTCGTTATTTGCTCTTATATCTGCTAGGAACTTATTTCCAGGCGTGTATAATTC